ACCTGCAAGCCCAGGTCAGCCGCGGCATCAACGTGGACACCAACAAGGTCAAGTTGGCCGAATCCGCGATGAAGCTGCGCGCCATGCAGGACATGGCCGCCATCAACGGCAAGGCCACCCAGACCGTGACCCCCCCTGTCGAGCCCGCTGGCCGCGCGCCGGATGGCCAAGCCTTCCAGAAGTAGGACGCCATGATCGAGGAACTGATTGGCCGGGTGTTCACCGCCCGCAACGTGGCCCACATCGAGCACTTCACCACCAACAGCTACTCCCGGCACGAAGCCCTGGGCGAGTTCTATGAAGGCGTGATCCCCGAGCTGGACAAGCTGGTGGAGTGCTGGCAGGGCCAGTTCGGCGGTCTGTCCGCCGTGGAAATGCCGGACCCGCCCAAGGGCGAAGACTTCGACATCGTGGCCTACCTGCGCGACGAGTCCGACTGGATTGAGGCCAACCGCGAGGAAATCGCAGGCGACTCCCCAGCCATCGGCAACCTGGTGGACAACGTTTCCAGCGTGTTCACCCGAACCCTGTTCAAGCTGGAGCGCCTGCGATGAACTCGCCGATCGTCGGCCCCGAGCCGTTCCGCCTGCGCAGCAGCGACCTGGCCAGCGAGACGTGGATTCGCCTGCACAAGCACTACACCGACAGGCTGCAAAAGCTCCGTGCCGATAACGAAGCCGACCTGTCGCCGGAGCAGACAGCAAAGCTGCGCGGCCAGATCAAAGAGGTCAAGGCTTTCCTGGCCCTGGCCAAACCACCGGTTCCGCCGCCCACCGAATAGGTGCACGGCACTTCGTGGCAGTTCACGGGAAACCGCCGACTGCCGACCCCGTGGCGCCTGTGAAGGCGCTGTTTTATTGGAGCAAGCATGAACGGAGATGGCGACAGCGTTGTTGACGACGCAACCACGGACGCAGACTTTGACGCAGGATTCGACAACGCCCCCACGGCAACGCCGGGGCCCAAGGATTTTGCTGACGACAATGCACCGGCCCCGGCACCCGAGCCGACACCGGCCGCAGAACCTGCACCGGAGCCGGCCCCGGAGCCCGAGTACGTGCAGATCACCAAGGACCAGTTCGACACCCTGATGCGACAGGCTAGCGAGGTGGACAACCTCAAGGCGCTGCCGCAGCAGGTGGACAAGGCCTTTGGCAAGATCGGGAACGTGGAACGGTTCCTGAAGGAGTTTCAGGCCGGCGGCAACGTGGAAGTGTCCGACGAAGACTTTGCCGAGATGCGCGAGCAGTACCCGGAACTGGCCGAGTACCAGATTCAGGGCCTCAAGCGCGTCCTGTCGAAGATCAAGGGGCCTGGCGCGGCCGCACCGGACGCCGCCGCGATTGAGAAGATCGTGGCCGAGCGCCTGCCGGAACTGCGGCAGGAAACCATCAACATCGCGCTGGACGCTGTGCTGCCGGGCTGGGACGAGGAAGTCAAGACCGACGCATTTGCCAAGTGGCTGGAGCAACAGCCGGACGACGTGAAAGCCCTTGAGCTGTCACCGAAGCCGCGCGACGCCGCACGCCTTTTGAGCAAATTCGCCCAGTACAAGGCCAATCCCCCGGCCCCGCCCGCACCGCCGGCGCCACCGCCCTCCGTGACCCGCCGCGCTGCCGTGGCCGCCGCTGTCGCCCCCAGGGGCACCGGCACCGCGCAACCGCGGCAACCGACTGACGACGACGAATTCAACGCTGGTTACAACTACCAGAACCGCTGAGTTCGACAACACGACACCCCTCGCATGAGGGAGCAGGGCTGGGGCAACCCCCGGCCTGATTCAACCGGGATCGACTGGCACTCGTGACAACGAGCGCGCGGATGTCTGCCGCGCCGCCAGATTCACCCACCCCACCGCCCTAGAGACGGACCACGTTCCCCACGGTAACGCCGGGAACACAAAGCAGACGACGAGCCCGCGCAAGCGGGTTTTTTCATTCCCGTTCCATTTCTAGGAGGTCATCATGACCACGCAGACTTTCGCCTTGACCGCAGGGCGGATCAATAAATTCAAGGGCCAGATCCTGGCCCATGCCGTGCCGATGGAGGTGCTGTCCCGCGCCGGCCGTCAGGTGAAGATGCCGAAGAACAACAGCGACACCTACGTGGCCCGCCGCTGGCTGCCCTATGGCGCTACCTCGACCAGCGCGAACACCATCAACCGTTTCTTCCAGGACGCCAACGGTGACCGCACCGCCGCCATCCTGGCCGCGCACCTGACGCAAGAAGGCGTGACCCCCACGCCGGACAGCATCACGCCGCAGGACATCACGGTGGTGGTGCAGCAGTACAGCTGCCTGTACGGCTTCACCGACAAGACCTACGACCTGTACGAAGACGACATCCCGCAAGCCATGATTGAGCAGATCGGCGAGCGCGTCACGTTCGTCAACGAGATGATCTGCTACGGCGCCCTGAAGGCCTGCACGAACCAGTACTACGGCGGCTCCGGCACCACGCTGGCCACCGTGAACGGCGCGCTGACGCTGGGCATGCTGCGCAAGATCGCCAAGAACCTGCAGGCCAACCACGCCAAGCCGGTCAACAAGATGCTGGGTGCCAGCGGCAACTACGGCACCGACGCCGTGGCCGAGGGCTACACGGTGTACTGCATGACCGACCTGGAGCCGGACATCCGTGACCTGCCCGGGTTCGTGCCCGCCGAGAAGTACGCCACCGGCAAGCCGATGCCCAACGAAATCGGCAAGTGCGAGCGCTTCCGGTTCATCACCACTCCGGACCTGCCCAGCCGTCAGAACGCTGGCGCCGCGGTGGGCTCCACCGGCCTGCAATCCACGTCGGGCTCCAGCATCGACGTGTACCAGTTCATCGTGACTGGTGCCGACGCCTGGAGCCAGATCGCGGTGCGCGGCAAGGAGTCGCTGGACCCGACCTACCTGCCGCCCGGCCAGAAGACCAAGAGCGACCCCCTGGGCCAGCGTGGCTACGCCGGCACGATCTGGTGGAAGGCCATCATGATCGAGAACCAGGGCTGGATGGCCGTGGGCAACGTGGGTGTTCGCAACCTGAGCTGATAACAGCGGGCTTCGGCCCGCTCAACCAAGGAAACACCCATGATTGACACCATCGCACGCTGGCTGTCGGGAGTCCAATCGGAACGCAACCGGGCCTATCTGGGCTCGATTCTGAATCCGATCGGCGACCGGCTGTCCACGCAATCCCTGAGCTCGGCGGGTTTGGTCATCAAGACTGGCGGCAGCGCCATCGTGAAGACCGGCTCTGCCGACTACTACGCCTCCGTGAACGGGAAACTGGTCAAGAAGGCTGCAGCCACCGACATGGCCGCCCTGTCGGGCACCGTGACCAACGCCAAGTTCAACGTCTTCGCCTTCTTCGTTGATGGCTCCGGGACGCTGACCACGGCCATGGGCACGGAAGGCTCAACGCTGGCCACCCTGGTCTTTCCTCCGATCCCGGAGCAGAAGGCCATGGTCGGTTTCGTCATCATCAACCCGACGGGCACCGGCGACTTTGTCGGCGGCACGACGCCCCTTGATGACGCCACGGTGGTGCCCAACGCCGCCTACGTCAACACCATTGGCGCATTCGACCCCTCGGTCATCCTGCGCTGAAAACCCTCACTCAAGATAAGGAGTCCAAAAATGGACGCACTCTCGCAAATCCCGATGACCTTTGCCACGACCATTGCCGGTCTGGCTGCGGGCACGACGACCACCATCACCATCGCCAACGATGTGCAGTACTGCATCAAGGGCCCTGGCTACAAGAAGTCCGCGGTTTCCAACACCGCAACCCCGACGACTGACGCGACCACCGGTTCCGCCTTTGTGGCTGTGCCGGCCAGTACCGGCTGTGCGTTCGTGGTCGGCCTGGACTCGACTGGCGCCGTCAAGGTGTCGCAAGGCCCGCTCTACACCCTCAGCGGTGAAGCCAGCGGCGCCAACACGACCACCCTGCTGGGCGCCATGCAGCTGCCCATCGTCCCCGACACGGTGTGCCCCATCGGCTACATCGTGGTCGAGGTCGGCGCCTCGGGTTCCTCGTGGACCTTTGGCAGCTCGAACCTGGCCGGCCCGCCGTCGAACGTGAACATCGCCTACACCGACGTGTTCACGCTGCCCGGCCGTCCGATCGCAGCGTAATTCCCCATCCCGGGGAACCAAGGAAGGGCCGCCTTTGTGCGGCCCTTTTTCTTTCACCAACCGGAGTCACACATGAACGAAGCTCTGAATGCACCCGTGCGCCGCGGCCGGCGTCCCATCATCCACTCTGACGACGTGAAGCAGGTGCAGCAGCCCGCTGACGTTGACCTGTCGCCCGGCGTTGAACTGGCGCGCGGCGAATCCATCGAGGTGCTGGACAAGCCCCTGGAAGACGAATACTTCAAGGCGCTGGCCATGGCCGAGGAACCGGTGACCATCATGATCGAGCCCGGCGCCGAGGAAAACGCGCCGCGCGGCATTGAACTCTGGGTCAACGGCAAGGGCGCCGAAGTCATGGACCCGAAGACCGGCCAGTGGGTGCAGCTGAACTTCCTGCCGGTGGGCGGCCCCATCACCACGAAGCGCAAGTACGTGGAAGTGCTGGCCCGCAGCAAGACCGAGACGGTCCGCACCAAGACTGGCGACGCCAACCAGGAAAACCCCGAGAACACGCTGGTGCGCAGCATCGCGCGCCGCGCTTCTTTCTCCGTTCTCGAAGACCAGAACCCGATGGGACGCGCCTGGCTGACGCGCCTGCTGTCCGAGCGCTGACATGAACTACCTCCAGTTGGCCCAGAAGGTGCGCGAGAAGTGCCGGATCATCGGGTCCGGCCCGACCGCGGTGACCAACCAGAGCGCGGAGTACACCCGCGTGCTGAACTGGGTCAATGAGGCATGGCTGGAAATCCAGCGCCGGCACGAAGACTGGCGCTGGATGCGGGCTTCCGCCACGGCTGTCACTGTGAACACGCAGTACGCCTACAGCCC